ACCTTTTTAGCGGCCCTTTCAGCGGCTTTTCGGAGTTGCTCGGCGCGAGCCTCGATTTGTTCTGGCCCGACTTGCTCGCCAAGCGCTGCAAACTGCTGTACTTCGATTCCTAGGAGTTCATTGATGTCCGCCTCGATGTCTGTAGGGGTTTTGGGGTCTGGTGTTGGCTCGACGTCCCATGAGCGTTCAGTACTAAGGTATACATCGCGTAAAAGCGCGGTTGCCGCTCGGCACTTTGTTGCAGAGACTCGTGCATAGACATCGGAGCCACCAAACTGTTTTATCTGTGCCAGTTTGTCGACAGAGTACAGCCCTTTGTACGTACGCAGTGCATCGAGCAATCGCTCTGAAATACCTTGGGCATTGCGGAAATTCCGCATATCAGTTATGCGTGCCCGGATGTGAGCCGCGAGATAGCTCTCTACAGTTACGTCATCGCCTTTTAGTTGTTCTTCAGCTTGTTCAGCAGCAGCTTCGTTCCTCATCATGTCGGAATTCGACACGACACGAAGAAGTCCACGACCAGAGCTGACAGGTATCGCTTGCGCAGTGGCCATTTAATAGTCCAGCAGGTATAGTGAGCGTGTCCTCAATTTACCGGACATGGAGCCTTATGTCTACCGAACTAACCGAATTAGATGATGGCCTGAGCTTCACGCATTTGAGTCCAACGATATGCGCTGAGCTGGCTGCCGGACTGATCTCTATACCTGACGTACCTGAGAAATACAGTATGTCGGACGCACAATGGACGAGGCTCATGTCTTCCCCCTTCTTCATAAGCATGTTGAAAGAGGCGGGGCAGAAGTTCAAAGGCGACCTGAACTCAGCAAACCGAATCACACTGAAATCGGAGATTATGCTTGAAGACTCCCTCCCCATCCTCGACACCATCATACATAATGGAGATGGGTCAACTCAATCCCGCCTTGACGGAATCAAACAGCTCTCTGTCCTTGCTGGCAGAACACAAAACAAAGTGGGCGAGAAAGGAGGCGGAGGTGCCGGATTCGCAGTCAATATCCACATCAACACGGGTGACGAGGTGGTTTCAGCTCCTGTTATTGAGGTTGAGACAGGGGACTAGGTCCATCCACCTATGGCCGGAGGAGGCTTTCTTTCCTTTGGTCGCATTGAGTTCATCACCTTCCCTAGATAGTTCGCGTTCGTGCTCATGGACATATATTGAAGACAGTCTGCTACATCTGACCACGGATGAGTTTTTTCAGGCTTATCTTCGAGCACGCCCGTGGTCTTCCGTCTGTACCTATACCAGTATTTCATGGCTTGGATTAGGTTCGTGCATCTATCTGAGATCATCAATTGCGGTCCACCTCCCACTTGGTGAAGCAGCAGCTGTTCAACGGCTCGTAACCGAGGGTCAATATTATTTGTTGGAGCGGGGTAAACTGCGAATCCGAGGCGCTTCAGCATGTCGAAAGGCGAGTCCTCATTTACTTGCGATTTGTCGCGACCTTTCGGGTCAGCTACCATAAATATCCCGTACCCGTGGTAGTTGTTCGACAGTAGTGGCCGCATTAGCTCGGTCGCAAATTGCTCAATGCCCATATCCTCAGATATTAGCTCATCGTAAATCACCAACCTGCCACGATTGTCAATCTGCCCAATTAGGCAAGCGGGAGTCCTGCCAAAGTCCTGCCCAATCATCAGCGGTGTATCTCGTGCCGGAATCAGCGACTCGGCTTTGACTATATGAAAGTCAGGCTTGAAAGAAGCTCGAAAAACCGCTTGGCCACCGAGTGATTTTCCGTACTGAGCATGTACATGAATATCAGACCAGTCAGAATTATTATTAGATAGCAGATTGTCATAATAGCCATCAGGCAGGTTGTCGATGTTCTCTGCTTCATCACTCATGCCTCCCGGCTGTTTATAGAACGCCCAATTTGGTGGTTTCTCGATTTCCAACAGCGTGTACCATTCTGAGTCTTCGTCTGGCGGGTTGGTTTCCGCCACAATGCCGTACCATGTTGGTTCCGCAATTGCCTTCGATGGGAAACGTCCGAGACGGCCAGAAAGTGCCGAAATCAGTGAGGTCTGGATTTCACGAAACTCAGAAACCCATGCACCTGTTAGGTTAAGAGAAAGTAGGCGCTGTTGGTCAGCTTTCGTATCCAGAGGGATCAGCATCCAGTCCGATTCGACGCGTGTCCCATCCGGTAAAGGAAAACGGACTTGAATCGTCGAGTCCGTCACCCGATAGTGGGCAATCGGCGACAGCCACAGCTGAATGTCCGCTAGACAGGTTTGGCGTAGCTGTTGGAGAGTGTTTCGTACAATTGCCATCCTCGTTTGACGTACGCCTTGGGAATTCGGCTCCTGAAGCCTCGCCCTCCGGAGGAGTTCCATAAAGCATCCGGCCGATTTTCCCGAACCAACGGGACCCATGATGAGGCGCACAAACGAGTCGTCCAGCATGAACCTCCCAATGGTGGGGGGCGTTACAAAATTCAGTACATTCGGATTTGCGTCTCCGGAACTCATCGAACTTCCTTATACATGTCTGAAATGCAGTATCGCCTGCTCTAAGAAGCCAACTAACGATTCTTGCTTGTTTTCCCGTCTGTAGAATTGTACTACTCCACGTATGTATGAAACGTCCCGTCGCCGTAGCGCATCTTCGATCTGCTGGGGTTTGGGGACGCCCCTGAATAACTTATCCTTTAGCTCGCTCATAGAGCACCAAGTCCTCTTTCCATTTTTCGCCCCACGCCTTAAACAGCTCGGTCGGCACTGCGTCGACCGCTTCCGGCAGATCGGATTTGTGCTCCCATGCCTCTTTCTTCCAGCGATGCATCACCTCAAGTCCGTGAGGCAGGTTCTCGATGAAATTAGCCAGCGTCATCAGCTCTTTTTTCTTTGGTTTGTATCCATGTAACTGCAAACTCATCGAGCGCGTATGAACGTCCAGCTCCTCCATCGGCGTACGCACTAAAAACTCAACAAAGTCGGTCAGCGACCTCGGTGCCGGGTAGCCTCGATCCAACATCCGCCAATCTTTCTTATTGTCGCGGAACATGCCGTAGTAGACGCTCAATACGCGATCCCACGGATTCCGCACAACGACCACCCGCTTTTTACATGCCTTCCACTGCGCCATATTCTGTCTACGGCCGAATGTCTTTAATATGGTTTGCGATCCGACTCGGGGGAAACACTTTATCCCGATTTGCTCACCGTCAATTTCGCAGACCACCCAATGCGTGTTTTTCTCAATTTCTGAAACGTCCATTTTAGTTCCTTATGCCAGTCGCAAACCTTCCGGCTCTGGCGATGCTATTACTTCCTCCGACACAAAATTCATGCTGTGCAGGAACGGTTTTATTTTACCTAGGCTGGCCATTTGATCGACAGCTGCGTGCGCCGCATTTGTAAGTTGGCCGCCTGCGCCTTGTGTCTTAATCTGGACCTTCGTTGGGACCATCACTATTGCGTCGTATGTTTTCATTTAAGTATTTGTCCAATGCTCGCCGAAAAATCTCGGACATAGGCAGTCCCGACTTCTCAGACAAGCCAGTTAGTAAAGCGTGTTGGGGTTTGGTCACTATAAGGTGCAAGCGCACCCCGTTCATTCTTCGTCTAGGCACGAGTAATTGCGAGATAGCCGATCAGCGTATCAAACAGCTGTGACATCCCCTCCCTTAAGTCGGTGCAGTGAATTGTGAGATCAAGAGTGCTGCAAGTGAGCATCCAGCCATTGCCGTGTGGTGTAATCGTGATCGCCCGCTTACGGCCGAAGTAGTCCATCAGGTAAGCGTTCTCGTTGTGGTCTTTCTCGCTCTCCTCCATCGGCAGTGAAGAAAGAACAGCCGCGACGTTGTCGACGGTGGGGTGCTCTGGTAGCCCCTGACGAATCTCCCCGGACAGGTCCCGCATCTCTCGATACGGAAGCTGGCGGAGAGCTGTCTTTACTTGGCGATTAGCTGGCATTGAAAGGCTCCCTGACGACATCTATCGTTCGCGAGTCGCCGTTGGTTACGTACGCGACATCGTACGGGGTATTTTCACCCACCTGTTCCACATGCATCTCCCCATCGGGGAAAGTCATGTGAATCTCGGCTTCGCCTTCAGTGGTTTTTACACGGTATGCCCGACAGCTGTATGAAGTATAGCCGTCACCGTGGTGCTGGTTGAACCTGATCGTAAACATTGCTTTATTCCATTAGTTAATTTGGAAGCTACAGATTAGTGTTCTTTCCAGTTTTGGTCAAGTAAGCGGCGAAGGTCTACGGCAATCTGCGCCTCAATCTCGTCCTCAGAAAACTCCGACTCGCTGGCCCTCTGCTTCACCCACCCCGCAAGCCATGCAAGTGAGTTCATGTAAATGTAATTCTCGGGCGGAGTCTCGTTGCAGTCAGTGCTTGCCACGAGGACCCCCGATATGGTCGATGACTTTACAAATGCCACGGGCAAGTAACTCCGCAATTACCCATACAAGGATGAGGACGCAGATTGCAAACAGCGGTAGGTAAAAGTTCTCCATGTCCCATCGTATCAGACCACTATCCAGTCGTCACACAGCAGATCAGACTGCGAAGCGAGCCACGGTACTATTTCGCCGTCTACTGTCTTCATATCAATATGCGGCCGGTAGTCGACTCGAGTGCCCTCGGGAAAAATACCCAACAGCGGTGGTCGATTCACAACAAACGTACTACCCAACACCAAGAAGATAAACATGTCCTTGCCGTTCCATCCTTCACGGGCGACTTTATTTCCGCCTTTGATTTCTTCGAGTGCATCGCTGAAATTCATTTTGATTCTCCGGGGTTTTGAGGTTTGGGATTTAGGGGGTGAACGCATTTCTGATATGGGAGTATAAAGCCCACTATTGAATTTTGTCAAGTCCATATATGAACTACATAAGTACACGCACGTGCGCCCGCCCCCCTTGGCCCAGTACCCCCACACCGTTTGTTGCACAGTGTGCAACCATATCATTCCATCGGCCTGTAGTATGAAGGGGATGCGGAGGTCGCTGCCCTAAAGGTTGCACAGTGTGCAACAATTTGGAGTTACAAATCTCATGGCTAAGAAATTAAAAGGTGACGCGCTTATGCAAGCGTGTGCGGATAAGTTTGCCGCAGCAGTATCAAGTGCCGCTGATTCAAGCGGGTTCATTATTGACGCGTGTAAGGCGAGTGTCGAATGGTTTGGACAGGCTGAAGTTACGACTAAGCAATTGTCTACCTTTGCCGATGCAGTCTGTGACGCCGTTGGTATAAGTGACGATGTTGACAAGCGTAAAGCGCCGCGTTCGCGGTATCGCAAGATTGCGCGGCATCGCGTTGCATTGCCGGGCATGGTCGCAGCAGTTCGCGCCGACAAAAGGTTTGGCGGATCGTTTACGCTGCATGAAGGTTTGAAGGTTGCCACGATTATGAATGGTGATCCCAAAATCTCGGCGGCTAAACTTTGCAACAGCTATTACAATAAGAAAGCTGCGGCATCGTCAAAGTCTTTGACACAAGAGTTGCAAAGCATCGCGAATAAACTTGTCGGCTTGAAGGGTGTGCGAAAGGGTACACCTAATGGCAAGTGCATCGCGGCTATGCTCAAGGCGCTTGATACAGCAGACTACGAAGTAGAGTAGGCTTGATTGGCGGCCCCAAGTGGGTCGCCTTTCATTTGTCCTGACGAGTGAAAATTCGTGATGTTTCAAAAACAACTGTATCAAGGTTGCACACTGTGCAATCAGGTTGCAGGTATTTCGGGGTGCTGTGTCAAAGTGGGCGCATATGGCATCCGTTATCATCAGCGCGTACCTAGCAGATGTGCCTAGCGTTCCTAGCGTTCCAAGCCAGAGCCTACCTACTACTAACAATAACAATAACTTATAATATAATAGTACTCTAAGTACAAGAATATATTTAGGACACCCCAATGCGAGGCTGAGCCGGGCAGTTATGATTTCGTCCAAAACCCCTTCACCCCTCCCTCACTATATTATCTCACTCTCAAAACGTGTACTTAGAGTTCCTTGCTTCGTAAGTCATTGGTTGCACAGTGTGCAACAAGAACACTTTATGCTAATATCTGTTCCAGCAGCGTTCCAGCATGTTCCTAGCGCATAGGTACGCCATTCTTGCTGCGAGTCCCTAACCCCAACAGGTTTGAAAACAACTGTTACAAACTGAGGTACACACCATGAAGACAACAGCAACCATGTTCAAGTCTGACAATCCACACAAGAAGTTCCCATTCACTTTCAGCCACCAATCGGCGAGGGTGAACCTTGACCAGTATGAAAGAGTGTGCGCCAAACTACGCTCATCCATCAAGTTACCAACAGCATTGCCAGAAGCAAGGCGGGAGATTCTAGGACTGCTGCGCTCGCCTGACTTCAAACCCCAACGATTGCCACGCACTGTCTGGCTCAACACATACCAATGGCAATGTGTGTCACGCGCCTTACGGGAGTGGATCACTGATGAAGGTATCCCCCCAACACCTGAATACACACTGATGCTCAATGCCGGGCATCGACCACAAACCAAGCGGAGAACGAAATGAATGACGATATGAAATTTCTAAGATTTACCCTGAGGCTACTGACCCAGTTCAGTGGCGCGGCCCTAGTGATCTTCTGGCTGCTAGGTTATGAATACATGTATGGAAGTGGTCATGGCTTGCATCCCATGCTTGCAGGTGTGGGCTTCGCAATTGCTCTCGCCCTTCCTTGGCTCTTAACGGAGGACACGATATGAGCGCACGAATCGACAACATATGCAACGACCTGTTCCACGAAGGCAAGATCACGTTCAACGAGTGGACCGTTATCAGCCAAGGTGTGCAGGACTACAGTCATGGCAGCATCATTGCTGCGACAGGTGAGGCACAGTGTGGCTTGCTCAACGACGAGTCGCCGCGCTGTGAGGACGTTGGTGTATCTGAACGCATTGCCGAGCTTGAGTGTAGTCTGGCAATCAGTCAGGGAAAGCACAGACTTTCGATTGAGCGCGTTGACGAGCTTGAGGCTGCACAGTTCACTGCCAAGCTGGACGAGTTGACCGAGCCGCACGAAGTGTTAATCAAGGTTGCACAGTGTGCAACGGACGGTAAGCGTGTTGACTATCCCACTGGCCCACACGCATGGGTGAATAACGGCGTGTGCTGTCGGAGGCACGCCACCATGCATCAGGCAGCGACCACGATGATCGTATGTCCTGAGTGTGGTGACAAGCGATGCAACAAGGCACAGAACTGTCGACTCGACTGCGCGGCTATCCAAGAACAACTGCCATTCAGGACAGAGGCAGAGATTGCACACGAACAGCGCGTGCTGGTGGCGCGAGCGATGAAGTGGTGTCTTGACTACGGTGCTACGAAACAGTCAACCATGAGCGGCAATGGCTTTGTGTTGTGTGCGATGGACATGGACTGCTCACGGAACCTAGAAGTACCCGAGGAATACGTTACTATCTTTGAATCTCTTTGGGATCAAAACTACGTTGGAGAAACCTATGTCAAATAGAAACGATAAGGCGCGGTATGCCGGCCAGTGGCTAGAACGCGCTCGCTTTAACTTCCCAACGCGTGGCGGCTATCGGGATGGGCATGGAGCTGGACTCGGCGCTGAACTCGAACCTGAGACGGAGTTGGACTTTGACAAACCTGCCGAAGCTGAACGTGACAAATCCGAGTGAGTGGGTGTGGGACACATGTACCATACTCGGTAAGCAAGCTGCTGAAAAGAAGAGCATGTTTACTGGCTACGGTCATACCCTAGAGATAGCGCAGATGTGTTTGGAACAGGACAAGCCACCCCTGAACCCTCACGCGTTATCACCCGATACGCCCTTTACCAGCACTGACTTCCTTGCAGCACTACAGACAATAGGCAGACCACGCCCGTCCAGTGAGGACGACCCCGATGCAATCATCCAACGTGTGGACTATTGCTCAGAGGTATACGAGTTCTGTTTGAGTTACTTCGGTGAAGCTGGTTCGGGTGTCTACACTAAGTTTGTAACAGACTACGACAAGTGGTGGGAGGTGAAGTCTCGTGAGTTGCATAAAGAATAATACCCTGCGTCCACTGATGCTGCTGGCACATGGGCGAATTCCACCTAATGTCGCAGATGCCAACAAGTGGAAGTTCGATGCGTTCTGGTTCTGGTACGACCACCGAGGGAGGCACAAGCACAAATTCAAAGACGATCAAATGTACAACACGCTCAAATGTAACAAGCTCCAACTGACCCGCACCTACGCTTGGATAGCGTTCGATCAATGGTGTAACCACTACCGAAGGTGGCAGAAAGAAAACGATATTAAACAGCTAGTGAAAGCGGAGATAGGAAGATGAAAGACCAAGAAGGTTGCACACTGTGCAACGGCAACAAGCAAGTGGAGGCCAAAGTTATTGAGAAAGAAATGGCTAGGCTTGATACCAAGAAAGAACTAATCGAACCAGAGGATTTCCTTTGGGGAGACTACGATGCGTTGCGTGATGCAATGCGAAAGGCGTGTCAATGTACGGTACTTAGCGAGAGCTTTTGCCAATTCACCCAACGACACAGAACAATACTCGTAAGGCTAATCAAAGAAGGTGGACACAATGAGACAAGATAAACTTGAAGCAGTAACCGTCAATGGTGGCGGGTTGAAGTGTGACACAGATGGATGCGACTGGAAGGACGACAGCATATCGTTGGCTAACTACGCAGCATACATTGACTACGCGTGTCCCAAATGTAATGCGAGTGTACTCACTCGAGACGACTACGATGCATTGCAACAGGTCTTGACACTGGTGCATGAAATCAATGCTATCGCCGAGTTACTTCCCACCGACCAATTGCTTGATGTCCTTGGCGTAGACCCTGACCTTGCCAAGCAAGAAGCAAAGATGAAGGTATCAGTCGAGGGAGGGGACGTCGTTATCAGCGACCCGGTACTGGTGACGCATTGAGCAAAGAAAGCAGAAGGGAAACGATGCAGACACTGTGGAGTATGGTGCTGCATCGTTTCGGTTTGGTGCGCCAGAAGCACTACGATGAGCTAGCTGCTCAATACTCACGCTTGACTGACCAATACATCACGCTACGGCATGACGTTGACAACCTACTAACCAAAGCCCGAGAGGGCGGGAGGGGTGACAGTGAAAATGTTTCTTGACCTAGTATTTTTCCCACACCCAAACTTTATGTTTGGCGGCACGCTTGCACAATTGTTCTTCGACAATGGATACGGTGTGAGTGTCATCACCGGAGGCAATTCCTACACTACGGAGGGAACCTACGAACTGGCAGTTCTGAAAGGTACGAAGGACAGCCAGAAGCTAATCAGCATGCCTGACCACGAAGGCATCCACCTAACCAAGACGGAAGTCACGAACCTAATGACTCGCATACAGGAGTTACCCAATGCGTAAGCTAACCCCGACACCCCTATTCATTGCAGCCGTTATCAGCCTAACGGTGCTTGCGATAGGGGCTTACCTAGTACTGATGATCCTTGGCTTTGAAGTAGCAAGGGCCGACAGGTTGCACACTGTGCAACCTACCCTGCCACAGAAGTGTGCAGTCCACCTAGTAGAACACGCCCCCGACACTTGGGATGAAGTCACCGAGACATACCCGCGTAATGATGCGTGGGAGAACTGCATGGGAGTAGGACGCAAATGACTCCCAGAGCAGAGGCCGCACTGAAATGCATTCGCACTGACCTTGGACTATTACGGACAGGTGAATGGATACCCGACGATGATTCGATTGACTGCACATTGGATCAGGTCGACATACTTGAGGCCGAGTTAAATGAAAGCCACGATTGACCTGTCGCACTTCGATGGACTTGGATTGCTATCAGGTGTGTGGTTCACGACAGCTAGATTGGACAGTAGTGATTGGGAAGACTCACAGTGTGTGTATTTCATGCTCGACGGTGTGATTTATATAGTGCGTGAAGACCCCAATGATGGCTATCGGTCAACCTGCCGTGATGTTCTGATAGACAACACACATTTGCCAGTGAACATTTGGCAACCACCTGAGGAGGTGATGTGCAAATACATTGAAGACAAGAAGGACTCGCTTGTGCCAGAAGAATACCGCGACGACCAGTATGACTATGGCGTGGAGCTAGTTGAGATAGTAAGCGTGAAGACCAAGAAAATTGTGCTGATGTTTGGCACTGACCATGTAGAGGATTACTACCCTGCATATGTTGCGAACTTTACCCCCGAGAACATGGGGATCAATGAAAAACATGCCAACCTGTTTGGCGTAGGAGAAAACTAATGTCTATGAAACAAGTACCGAGAGAAGATTTTGAAGTTCTTACGAAGTACCACCCCGGCGAAGTACGCTATTACGTCGATACTGCCATTGCCATTGCAAAGAACAAAGGCGCAAGGGTAAGTGTTAGGCGTGCGCCTGTTGGCGTTATCAGCCAAGGGAGAAAGACGCGAGTCCACGGCAAGCATGTACAGCTAGGGACACAGGGCATTGTGCCGAAGATAGGAACAAAGTCGCATGTAGTCTACGCGGCTGTAAGAAAAACGCTTGAGCAAGACCCGACGAAGGTAATGACTCGGATTGAGTTGACGCGAGCTGTGACAAAAGCATTGCCGATGCACGATAA